TTAATTAAAATTTTAGCTATTTTAAATGTTCGAAAAACGCCTCCTTGCTTCCCATTGTACTTTTTTGGTTCTACCAAGCATACTTTTTTTACCTACCCTTTTATTAAAATCATCTCTTACTTGATTTAATTGTGGGCCTGCTGACTTTTCTATCATTACTTATATTTATCTTGGGTTAAATTCAGCTAAATCAAAACCATCTAAACTGTCTTCGTTAGACTCAAAGTTTATTGCTGGTAAGTCTCTCTTTTTTTGTTCTATCATTTTAGACGTTTGAGTAGACTGCTGACTTATTCTTTTGTCTTTTGCTTTTTCTCTTTCGTTTTCTCTTGACTTTAAATTTTCGCTTTCCATTCCTTTTAACTGCATTTGCATTTGGAATTCTACTTGCATTAACTGTTGTTTTAATTCTGCTTCTCTTTGCAATTTTTGTATATCAAAACCAACCTCTGCTTCTTTTAAAGCCATTTTAGATTGTGTTTCAGCTTGCTGTGTCTGCATTGCTAATTCAGCTTGAGCCTGTTGCGCTTGCATTTGCATTTGTGCCTGCATTTGCTGTTGTTGCATTTGCTGCTGCTGCTCCCTATCTTGTTTAGCTTTTCTTTTTACTTTAAGTAATTGATTAGCCATTTTTATATTAGAAATTTCTCTAATATCTATAGCGTCTTCTAAACTTATATTTTCTTTAGATAAAGCCATTTGTATATTTTGTTCTAACATAGCCTTCTGTTCTTCATCAGGCATCAGCTCTATAAATATTCCAAAGTCATGTAAATACAAACTTTTAATATCTTCTAATATTGATAAATTATATTTACCAATTTGCATAGCAAACTCATCTTTGAAATCAGCATACTCTAAAACATCTGCTGTTCTTATTGATAAACATTCAGCTAAAGTTTTTGTTATATATAAACTTGCATTTAATATATGTCTTGTTGCTACATTTGAATTCAATGCAGCTAATTTTTGAACGCCAACCAAAGAGTTAGGGTCTGGACTTGAACCATCACGAGCTTCATTTAATCCTGTTACAGACCTAATCATATCTAAGTAATGATTGTAGTTGCCAATAAGCATTTGCATCTTACTTGCGCCACTATTAGCCGTTAATTGAGTGATTGGAACTCGTGCATTATTATATTCTCCATCTTGAGTATAACTTCTACCAATAACACTACCTGTCTGGAAATAAAGTCTTAAAGCATCTTCTGGATTATATGCGTTTCCTGTTCCTAAGTCAACTTCATTCAATCCATCGGCATCAATAAAAACACCGTCTGGAACTACTCTTGAAACTACTTGTTGTATTTTTAAATGACTAATCTGAATTAAATCAGCAAAAGGAATCATTCTTTTAACTAAAGATTCTAACTGACCTTTGTACATTTTTGGAGCGCATGCAACATAATTAGGCATTGCATACTGACTTGATGATTTTGGTCTTACCATATTTTCTCCAAGCTTCCACTGGAGCATTATATTAGTTCCCATAACCATAACACCATCATACCATACGTCAATAGTTTTAGTTACTTTTTCAAAACCTCCTTCATCCATCATTTCTTGTGGAGGATTGAATTGATCATCCTTCTCAACAGTTTTAAATGTACCATCAGACATACTTTTCTTTTTGTAAACAAAAGTATGTGTGGTCTTATAATTAAAATATAATAGGGTAGCTGTATCTCTATGAAACATACTGTTTTCATAAAACTGCTGTGAATTATAATAATCATACCAAGATTGACTATACTTGGAAATTTCTTTTAAATCTTCGTTAGTTAAAGAAGGATCTATTTTTATTAATTCAGTTATTGGAACTGTTTTTATTTCGCCCCAATAAAATGTGTCTTTAAAATAAGGATCTTCAGTATAGCTATAAACCACATTTGCAGGATCAACATACTCAACTTTAACACCTTCACCTGGCATAAAAAGATGCTTTGCCATACCAATACCTAAAGTAGTAATATCCATATCAACTCTCTTTCGAGTGTCACTATAATGACTCTCTTGAAATAAAGTATCTATAGCTTCTTCTGTTGCAATCTCAATAGCTGGCTTGTAATTCATTTGCATGAAAAGCTCTAACTCTGCATCATTTTCTGGTAAATCTTCTTCTTTTGTTTGAAAAGCATCAATACCAAAATCAGATTCAATTTGTTGCAGTAATGGTTTAGCAAGCATATCACCTTCAACCATTTCTTGATATTCATTTCTTTTTTCTGCTGACAATGCATCTTGAGCAACAGCTTTTACTTTAAAAAGCCTATCGTTCATTCCGTTAACTACAATGTCTACAAATTTTGGTATTATAGGTACTGGAGTCCAATCTAAATTTAAATAAGATAAATCACCATCTATTGCTAATTCATTTTTATATTTAGAAACTGATTGTTCTCCACGAGCATAAAGTCTTAGTCTGTTAAAATCACCCCATTGTGAGTAAAACCTACAAGAACCACTATCTCTCCTAAACCATTCGTATTGTATTGCTTGCCCAACCTGTAGTCCAAACTCCATTGTGTCTTTAACAGAATCTGAAACAAATTGGTCTGGAAATGCAGAGGCATTTACTTGTATCTTTACGTCTTTCATTTATTAAGTAATTGACTAACTGAATTCTTATTATTATATCTTGCAAAGTTAATGCTTATTTTCGATTTTTCTTTAGCTGGGGTATACAAGTGTTTTTGATTAGCCATGATTGCTAACCCTGAACTTATAGAAGCATCAAACTTAGTTCTATTGTTAATATCAAACTTTGCCCAATCCTCTAATGTTCTTTGAAAATACATTACACCCATCTCATCACTATCTCTATAATTTTGAACTAAATCTAAACCTACATGCTTTTCTATGTAAGATTCTATTGCAGAAGCGTGAGATTGTTTTACATCCTCACTTGAATTTGGTATACCACCTAATTCTTTTTCTGTTTTGGATAATTTATTAAATGTTTTGTCAGGCCTATTTGTACTAAACCCTCTATAACCTCTATTTTTAAAATGATAGAGTAATCGAGGTTTATTGTTTTCACACAATATTGGCATCCCATAAAACACACAAGCCATTAATACTTCTTCAAAAAATATTTCTGCAGTCTGAGGACGTGCTATATATTCTAAAAAAAACTCATTACTTGGAGCGTTATCCATATTAAACTTTGTCATACCATGCAAAGAACCATTAGATCCCTTCCCTACAACAACTCCAGAAATATCATAAGAGTCACAACCAAACGATCCAATGTGTTCGTTCCCTGGATATTTCCTCCCATTTTTTATTGTTACTTTATTTTGTAACGACATTTCTGGTAACCAAGATACAAAAAATCTTCCTCTTTTATCTGGAGTCCAAATTACCCTGGTATCTTTAACTCCGTTATGCCAAGAAAACGATCCTTGAGTTATATTTTGACCCATAATTAATGAGTCATTATAATCAATCTGTTGATATATTTTAGTTAAATTAAATAAAGACTGTTTACTTTCATCTCTAAATGCGTGAGACTCAGTTCTCGGAAACTGTCTATAAAATTCATTTAAAGCATCAGGGTCATTAGATAATGAATCAACCTCGTTCTGCCAGTAATCTATAGCTCCTTGATGTATCATTTCACCGTCAATTCCTAATACTGGACTTGATGGATTATTAAATACAGGCATTCCATACCTATCTATAAACCCTTCCATATTCCACTCCATTGGGATAAAAAGTGAATATAACCCACTTTTAGTTTGACCATTAGAGTTTCGTGATCCCACATTAGAATCGTTATATAATTTTTTAAAATTACCACCACCTTTTTCTAATGCATTAGATGTAGAACCCATCATACACTTACCGACTATTTTACTACCTAAACGTAAACAAGTTTTTGTAACCCTCCAGTTATTTAAAATATTATCAGGACGCTCCCATTTACCACTTTCATCGTGTAGTAATAGTCGAAGCTTCTCACCATCATAACTGTTGTCTCCAGTATTTTTCCAATCAATAGTAGTATCTAAACCTTCAAGCTCTTGCTCTTCGTTTAAATACATATTTTTTTTAGTAATTTTTGCAGCAGGAACTCTATAAGCTAATTCAGTTTTTGGCTTATCCATACCATCTTGTATAGGTTTAAAAAAGAATGGATAATTATTAGATATAGGAACAATTTTATCTGTAAACATTTTTTTTGCATCAGATCCAGTTTTAGAAAGTATACCTATACGAGCATCTTTAGTTATTGTACCCATATTAACTCCCTCGCATGAGGCCATAAATGAAAAGCCAGAACGTCTTATTTTTAAGTAATCCATTCCAAAACTTCTTTTGTCTGCCTTACAGGCTTCCCAAAAAATATAAAATATTCTGTTAGCTTCTCTAAAATCTGGAAATCCAACATCAATCTTAGTCCACTGTAAATACATGTAATGCGTTCCAGTGATGTAAGTAGGAACTCCTTTATTTATAAACCAAAAACCTTCTTCTCTAAAATTAAATTCATTTTCAATATAATCTACCCACTCGTTTTTAAAACTCGAAGGAGTATCATGCCATTGAAATATAGATTTAATTCTTGTTAATTGTTTTGGTAGTGTTTTAGCTTCCCAGTATTGATCTTCTTTTTTGTTTGATCTTTTAAAAACTTCTTTAGGAATTTTAGGAAGTGCAATGTTTAATCCGCTTACATTAATTACATCTTCAATTTGACCTGTTTTAGATATTACAACAAAATTATATTTTTCATTATAACCGTAGGTCCAGCTTTTAGCTTTGTTTTTTGTAGTCAAAACATTTTTAGGAACTATATTTTTAAGTTCTGTATATAATTTATTTTGATCTTGATTCTGCAAATCCTTTTGGCGTGTTATTTACTTTAGTGTCAACTCCTTCTAATAAATCTTTTTCTTCTTGTATTTTTTTTAGAATTTCAAAAGCATCCATAATACAAAGTTTTTTTGTTGCTGCTGCATTTTTTAATCTATCCGCAGCTAACTCATCATCTGTACCATATTTAATAATATCCTCCTTCGCCACCTTGATCAGCTGTATTACCGCTTTGTGTCCTGCTTCTATTATTTTTAATTTTGTTTCTTTTGTATTCATTTTTAATACGTTTAACTTTTTTTAAAGGATAATTTTCTTCGTTTAAATCATCCATCCAATCCCATTCTCTACTCATAACACAACTGTTATGTTTTTAGTAAACATACGATATAGTTTTTCATCATCTACAATAAATTCATATTCTGACTCTGGCTCATATAAAACTTCATCCCCTATTTTTACTCCCTTTTTTATCAACTCTTCATTAATATACCTAACAGTTCCTCTTAATGGTTCGTTTTTAGAGTTTTTATTTAAATAAGACTCTTGAGCTTTTAATGGTTTAATAAAACAGTATTTACTATACCCTATCCAATTAGATTCGTCTTTAGTTTTGTAAAGATAAAATTGATCAGGATCAACAAAAAATAGGTCATCTTTAAAAAAGCTTTTACCACTCTTTCTACGACCATACATGTCGTTATAAAACTTAAATACATTATGATGTACTAAAAGT